TGCTACCCCTAGATTAGTTCTTGCCCCTGAAGCTGTAGAAGCCCCAGTACCACCATCAGCAACCGCTAAATCCGTAGCTAGTGTTAAAGAAGATAAGTGTGTGATTGCATCAACGATATCCGTGCCATTATTAAATAACAACATGGTTTTACCCGCTGGTACAGACACACCAGTTTGCCCCGAAACTTTTACGGTACACGCGTCGGCTAGTCCGTTATTTACCACATACATTTTTTCTAGCTGCGGCACGTATAACACTCTCGTCCCACCAGATGTACCAGTAAGATTCAACCTCATATTTCTGGCAGTTTGAGTAGAGTTCGTATTGGTTAACGTTAGGGTTACATCTGCGCTAGAAAAAGTTACATCTGCAGATCCAGCTATCGCTTCTTGAATAGCGGTTCCTAAATTTGTATTAGTGACATCCCCCCAGTTGGACAGGTTTTCACCTGTACTCATTAACTGAATCTTTAGCGAACTATATGTACTAGCCATTTCTTGCTCCTATTAATTTTGTTGGCCCATTGTCTTAGCCCCCGCAGGTACTGAAGTGGCCCAAACTGATACCGATTGTATTGGCGCCCATGTAGCTCCGCAGTTAGTGCAAGTGCCAGTGATTTTTTCTTCTTCGCTAACAGGATCTGAACATTGGCTGCACAAAATTTCAATCTCATGCTTACAAACAGTTACGCCATTTATTTTTTCTGCTTCGTATAATGTTTTCATATTATTACCTTATTATGCGGCTATTTTCATCCAATTAGGAGACTGTACGTTATTAATACTAGACCAATTGGGGGACTGTGATGGACTTATATTTTCCCATACCAACGGTCTAGTCACACGCCCAAAACCAGTAACACCAAGCGCATTTACTACTACTTGACCTTTAGTATTTACAGTACCTATTGAACCAGTTGCTTCAACGCCAGTTGTAACTAAACGTATAGATGCTCTAGCTGTCGATTCCCCTAGTTGTCCTGTACCTACTACACCTGTTAAAGATACATTTACGCCACCCTTAACAGTAACATCATCAAGAATTGCACTAGCAGAAACACTGTTTACTTCAACTGTTTTAAGTAGATACGCTGTAGCATTACCTACACTATTTATAGCTTCAACGCCAGTAACAAATTCAATAGCACCTGAATTAGTATCTGCTTGCCCTAGTTCTGTAGCGCCAGAAACACCTTCTATATTTATATTTACTGCTGCTCTAGCTATTACATTATCTAGGGATACATCGGCGTACACACCGGTAACAGCTTGTACTTTTCCGCGACGTACTTCAACACTATTAAGTTCAGCTGTAGCCTCTACACCCGTAATGCTTATATTTGCATTACTACTGGTATTTACTGTTCCAACTTCACCGTATCCTACGTTTGGATACGCATACTGACCTAAAACAGCCTGTATATACCCTAAACTACCCGTAGCGCTAGTTCCTGTTGTAGTTAAATTAGCTACACCAGAAATACTAAGCGTTCCTATTTCTATATCAGCTTGTACCCCAGCTGGCTGTATACCTGCAGCAGAGGTTATACCTACGCTATCTAAACTACCTGTAGCTTCTACACCAGTTACAGTAGCCGAAACAGATATAACACCAGAACTACTACCTACATCTCCTACTGCTTCAATACCTGTTACGCTTATATTAGCAGCAGATTGTGTACTTACTGGCGCTGCGTAACCAAGACCCGTAACACTAGAAACATATGCTTTCTTAACTATTTTAGCTTCAGCTGTTCCTAAGAACGTATTAGCTTCAACTCCGGTTAAAACAACAGAAGCGTTATTTCTAGTACTTGTACTACCTACATCACCTGTTCCCTCAATGCCAGTAGGCGACGCGGATGCATCAATTTGGCCATAACCCCAATCGGCTATGCCATATCTACCCTCACCCCAGTCGCCATTGGCCGCCATAACTTATTAAGCAATGCGAATAATCGCGTTGTTCTTGTCAGCTGTTGGGAAGATAATAGTAAAGTCACCATCTGTAGATGTTTTATCAGCGCCAAAATCTAACACGCATACCGCTGCATTAGTTAGTGTAGTATTAGCTGTACCATTAGCTGATGGTGTGTTGTTGTAGATAAGAGCACCACGTGCGGTTACTGATACATTTGAAAATGTAAGGTCTGCAAAATCAGTAAATCCAACACCTGTACCAGCATTGGTATTACTTGCGGTAACGCCATTGTTTGTTAATGCCTCTCCACCAGCCGTATAGTTTGTACCTGATGACTCGTCAGTAGCGCTATAAGCTGTGGTGTTTGCATCAATAGATGCAGATGATGTGTAAAGGGCTAGTTTAAAAGTGTCCCCACTCGCATCACGAAAATCGTGAACAGCCAGCATAAGCTCAGCTTTGAATGAAGTACACATTGCTTGTGTAATTGCCATGATTGGCTCCTTATGAATCTAAGATTGATATAAATTCTGGATAACCAGCTTTTTTGAACTTGTTAACCAGCGTTACATTGTGAGACCTTACAGCCTCTTTCATATAGAAAATTAAAACTTTTCTAATATTTTCTCTGTATGCTTGAGCTTGTTCTCTTATTGCTGGGTGTGTTTGATCCCCTATTGCAATAATTTTGTCTAAGGCTCTTTCTGCAATTTCTTCTGGAGTAAACCCTCTATTTTGGGTTGTGGCTACTTTAATACCTCCGCCTAATAAAAAAGCAACTTCGTCCATCATTTAACTGGATACCTCATCTGTTGGGTTCTATACATATCTTGTCTATTTTTAGCTTCACCAAGTTCTTTCAATACCGCCATTGCTGCTTGATATTTTGTTGTATAGTCTTGTATGACATCTGCTTCTGACTTCATAAAAGTAGCAGCTTCAAGTAATGATCCGTACAAAAGAACAGAGTCAAAATTATCCCCTAACCAAGAAGTACCTGCTGTTACAATACTTTCTGGGTAATAGAAGTAATGAAGTTCCGCGTTGTAACTAGAATCAGGTGTAGGACCAACTATAAAAGCAGTATCATCAAAAATAGCATAGTATTCTGGTAGTCCTGTTGATGATACGTTTGGAAAAGATTCTCTAATAAAATTTACATCTTTATTTAAAAGATAATGTTGATCTCCATCACCATCTACTACAGCTAAAGAAAATGTAGACAGCCAATCTGATGGAACCGCTAAGAATCTATTTCCAGAAGTAAAATAACCACTTACGTTTTTTCTAAATGCTGGCATTTGAACAGTGTTATATATTCCCTGTTCAGCCTGTTGTATAAACGTATCTATCTGCTCTTTGCTAGTAAACGTCGTAGCGGAAGCAGAAGTATTATTTACCGATGTGTTAGGAAACGTATTCTCAGCGTAACCTTGAATCGTCTCAAATAAAGTAGTGTAGTTCATTAGGCTGTTCTTTTACTAAATCCAGTTCCTTTAGTAGCTGCACCTGCGCCCTTCATCTTCTGAGTCTGAGTATTAGCTACATTGTTTGGGTAGCCTGCTGTATTTGGTACAGGTACCTCTTTTGGTTGCGTATATTTATTAGTGTCTTTCATGACAACTCCTTAACTGGTTGTTACTGTTACGGTACCTATTGCGCCAGTACCCTCTAAATTATCTGTTATTCCAGTTAAATTCAACTGGTTATTTAAACCTACAGGATTCCAACCCCATTGTATATCCCTGCTACCCCCAGACGGGCCACCATAACCTAACTCACCTGTTCCGGTATTAACTTGTAACCCAGTGTAGCCAGATTGAAAATAGCTATTGTCTGGCCTGGGGTTGCGTAAAGCCTGTGGATCGTCTACAGGGTACATACCGAGCTGTAACTGCGGTTGATCCGGTTCCCAGCATGAACGACATACCAGAATATTAACGTTTTTGGTCTTAATTGTTAGCTCTTTTAACTCCTTAAGCTTATATTGAAACCCACAACGGTCGCATTCCGCTATCGCTTTCTTGCCAGTAGCATATTTATTAGGCATAGCTACCCTTAATAGAACATCTCTCTAGGAGCCAGTCTCAATGAAGCTTTATCTCTATCCTCAGTAGAAGCCAAGTTCCACTGCTCCTCGTAAGCCATTTTCAGCATTTCAATACGGTTCATAGCCTCTGGTATCTTAAGCGATAGGTAATAAGCCAGTCCAGCCACCATACAAGGTAGGAACCTAAATGGAATATCCTGAGTATTCACGCCATTACCAGCATCCTGAATGCGTCTAAGTCTCCAGTATACAAACGAATAGTAGTTACTCTGGTCTGGAGCAGGCCACACATTAATTGTAGGATAAGCAACCCCACTAGGCTCTGTAGCCCCAGATTGCCTGTCTACCCATACCTGTATCGGCCTACCCTGAGCGTTTTTGTTAGGTATAGTGGAATATGTAGAGGAGCTAATACGAGTAATGTTTACATCGTTCTGATTTTGCCCCATTCCGGTTCGCACTACGTGATCCAACAAATCAATAGTATCGACAGGTAAATTGTATGAAATAGTACCCTGCGTAAGATCAATGACACCTTGATCGACCGTCCATAAATTAATGCCACGATTAGCCCACTCTATAGTTAATAGATTCAATGATCGTCGAGCGGTACGCATATCATACCCAGTACGTAACTCAGCACCGCAACGCTCAAACGCCTCTTCTACAAGGTTATTGAGATCTAGGTTAAAGGTAGTTGTATTTGTAGTTGTCATTTCATCTTCTTCAAGGTTTGAGCAAGTCTAGCTCGTTGCCCCAGTTTACCTGGTTTTTTGGCTGCCTCTGCCAGCTTTTTGGTTGGGATTTTTTGATCTTTTTTGACCCCCAGCGCTTTTCGCAGCGAACCTGGTTTTTGTATAGCTTCTTGAATCCATTTCTTTGCCATGATGTGCCTTTCTAGTAGCTGGTTTTAGCTTTGGTTCCACTATTTGTTTGCGACTTTCTTTATAGTGCATTATGCCTCTAGCTAGATAAAAGTAACCAATAATTGCGATACCTAAATCTTTAAGCACCCAAAACGGTTGATCTGCATCGTTAGGGGAAACTCCGGTATGTAAAAACATTATATTCCTCATAGCTTGCGCTACAAGTCCTAGTGAAGCAGTAATAAGTCCTATCTTGTGCCATGTTGGATAGAGCCTCATACGCTCACCAAGAGCACCAGCAAAAATAATAGCCGCTGCGGTCAAATCAATAAAAGTTAGAACATAAAATATAAAAATATCTGTCATGATTTTGTGCCTTTTTTAGCCACTTTTCTGACTACCTTTTTATCTTTTACAGGCGTTTTTGTTCCAGATCGTAGCTCTTTAGCTACTTCTAAAATGTCTTTGTCTTCCCTACGATCAAAGAAATTAGCTACAAAGCTAACAACGCCAACAGATAATGCGCCAACAGCATATCCAATACCTAGCGCTACATCAGAATTAGAAAAATCAAGTCCAAATATCATAGCCACTACACCACCTAACGTAACGCTAGCGCCTACTGCTATACCACCAACTATTGCGCCAGCAGCTAATTTTCCATGTTGATGTAGTTTTTTAGGCTGCCAGAAAAAAGAAAGGGACAAACCCCCAAAGAAGCCAGCGACTCCTGATAATATTTTTCCTACTGCAAACCCAGAAGATGTTGGCTCCATTCTCATATACCCCTTATTATTTCTCTTCTTCTAAACCTGTTGATAATAATGGGGCGGTATTGTCATCTCCAGGTTGGCTTATCATTTTATGCCCCATGAAATCTGGTAACTCGTTAAAAAAAGTTTGTTTTAACTCTATTTGTTGTGGGTCTGCGTTACCTTCTATATATTGCATATTATTTGGTAACAAACCGCACTTTTTTAATGCACTTAATGTATATGGATTTGACATAGCGTTTCTTACTTTCGCAGGAGATGGACGTCCAACAGCAACTATTTCTGCGTAGATTTCTCTACCAATCATATGCGTAAACTCATTAGCTGCATTTAATTCAAACATTTGTTCATCCGTATAACCAGGTATTCTAGTTGGCTCCACTATTTCATAAACTTCTGCTATTAATCTTTCTAACAGTTCAACCTCTAAAACATTTTTTTCATGCGCATCTGCTTCTATTTCATCATGTACTTGTGCTTCTAGTAAATCTACTTCTTTTTTTATAATTATATGGTCAGGTGCATTTTGTTTTTTTAAATACTCAATCTCTGATACCATCCCTTTACGTCTAAGAGCAACTATTTCATATTGCTTCAATGATGCTTTTCTACCTTCTAAAAAACTTTTTAGTTGTTTTAATTTTTCCCAAGGTGTTAAACCTAGTGTTTGATATCTGTAATTAAATTCAGAGTTTAATTTTACGGCCATAAATACCTTTTTGTGTTATTGATAATTAATTTGCTGGTACAATTCCATATCGAACCCATGATGTAGTTTCTTCGTCCCAAAGATAATACGCGTCTGTTTCCAAGAGTGGAGGATCAATAGGTGGCATCCAACTAACCAATGAATCGTTCCATACCCAAGAGGGCGGTCTAGCTATTTCTTCTTTTCTGGCACGTACCTCATCCTTAGCTAGTTGCAACTCTTCTTCGGACGGTTCTTCTATTAAATCATCGAATGGTTCATTCATTTAAAACTCTACCTTTTTTATACACCATACCCAACTGAAGCCATAGAACTGCCACCGGTTCCAGCGCCAGCTGCTACACCACCAACGGAACCCGTATTCGTAACATAATTTACGCTGTTTGATTGGGCTACACCTGGATTTTGTGTAGTCCCAAAACCAATTATTCCTTTGTCCCCACCATATTCGCAACCGCCACCGAGCCTACGGCCAAAACTACCCATTGAAGTGTCAGAGCCAATACTTCCTGTATTAGTTATTATGTTATATACAGTTCTAAACCCACCAGATGGGTTTGGTACATACCCACCCATCATTACGCAAGCATCGCTACCATTAAATCCAGCAGTTTGCGATTGACTTCTAACACTGTTACTAGTTGCTGTATCACCTCCAATAGAACCTGTATTTGTAACAAAACGAGCTATGTTAATATTTGGAGAAGTGCCATACTGAACAACTCCCTTATCTACTCCATATGGGCCACCAGAACCGTATCCAGTAGCAGTACCAGAGTAACTACCAGTAGTACTTACTGAACCCGTATTGCTAAATGTAACATAGGTAGTCGTAGAAGGAGGGGCAAAACCACCTATAAATGCACCTTGCGCCCTACTCGGCCCAAACGAACAACCTGGTGCTCCCGCTTTGGCTGGTAATCCAAGATTATTATCACCCCCACATGACCCCGTATTAGTTATATAGTTAACAGTGCCTACGTAGGCAGGCGCTCTTCCACCGTAAACAATTCCTTTATCAGATCCATATGAAGTTGCATTTGGGTAAAATCTAGCAGTACCAGATATAGCGTTATCACCTGAGACAGTTCCTGTAGGACTTACTGTATTTGAATGCGCGAAGAGAGAACCGTTATATTTGTACCAAAATCCTCCATTTTGAAGGTTAGAAGCACTAGATTTACCCCAAAAATCTCCTGGCATACTAATTTGTCCAGACGCTACTCCAGCTAAACCTCGTACATCAGCATCATTTAAGCTAGCCTGGGCGGTAGCAGATTTACCTAGTTCTAAGTTAATCGACTGCCCACTAGTAGCACCACCTAAACTAATTGCACCTGACGGATTAAGCGCCATTATTTACCTTTCAATTCTTTAACTTCTGATCGTAATTCTTTAACTTCTGCGCTGAGTTCCTTGATCGACTCAATCAGTAACGGAACCAAACGCTCGTAACGGACTGTTAAGTATTGCTCGTCGATTGGCGCAGGGGCTACGACTTCTGGCATAACCTTCTCAACAGACTGAGCAGAGATACCGACTTCACGTTCAGCTTTGTAGCCAAGAGCTTGTGCTGTTTCGTTTGCCTCGTAGTAGAAGCCTTCGAGCGACTCAACTTTTTCTAGTGCGTTCTCGATCTTGCCAAGATTAGTCTTGAGGCGATCATCAGAGTAGTACGCTGTGATGTTACCAGTTGCAGTTAAGTCACCTGTGACAGCTACACCGCCAGAGGTTGTGGCGAGTTTTTTAGAGTTGTCATAATAAAGGTCAGAAGCACCGTTCATATCAAAGATAGCCATGCTTTCGTCATTTGTGCCTTTGATTTGAACCTGTCCATTTCCTCTTAAAATAAGATTGCCAGTTCCTTGATCATCAACATAACTATTCGACCCATCATGATAAATCTGCAAATCACTACTTGCACCGAATAGTGCTTTTTCGTTATCACCTAACGACACACCATTAGCAGTCACAGTACCGTTTACATCTAGTGTTGTGGCAGGACTACTCGTACCAATACCAACGTTTCCAGAAGAGTCGATGCGCATACGTTCTGTGTCGGTAGTTTTGACAATAAAGTTTGCTGATTGTTTTACATTTGCAACATAGCTGTTGTTGTAACAATTAAATCCGGTTTCTGTGTAGTCTGTGTAATAAGTCCCATCGTAAGCAGCACGAATAGCCTTACCAGATAAACTATCCTGACAAAAAACTTGAAGTGTCGCACCGGGCGAACTCGTACCAATACCAACGTTACCAGAAGAAAGTCTCATAACTTCTGCGTTATTAGCATAAAGTGCTGTTGCTCCAGAGGCATTACCAAGCGCAGAAAGATCACCTCCAAGATCTTGTCCTAATACCATGTAAGGTCCATCTGCTCCAACTCTTAATGAAACTCTATCTGCAGCAGACTCATAAAGATAACTCTCAGTAGTACCAAATTTAAAACCGCTAGTTGCTTTACCAACACCAGTTACGTCTACGCCTGTAGAGGCTGTGGCGAGTTTTGCTGAGTTATCGTAGTAAAGAGTTACCGCACCATCAACGCCAAAGGTAGCCATAAATTCGCCAGCACTTGGCGTTGTGATGCGCACATCTTCGCCAGCAAGAATAAGCTGACCTGTGCCTACTTCATTAATCCAACTATTGCTACCGTCATGGAAAATCTGCAAATCAGACCCAGCACCGAAGATAGCTTTAACATTATCACCAAAGTTCAGATCACCGGTCATTGTTCCGCCTGATGTACTTAAACCAAGAGGAACTTCATTCACTGCTCCGCCAGCACCAGCACCATCGGTATAAACTATTGTTGTTGCTCCTGATCCAATAGTTACTGTTCCGCCACTGCCTTGAGCTATAGTTATAGATTGACTACCTGTTGTAGCGTTCTCAATAATCCAAACCTTGCTAACGGTGTTAGGTGCTAATGTGATTGTTCTTGTTGCTGTTAGCGAAACGGAAGATGTAATTTTAAGGTACATAGAACGGACAGCATCAGAAGTCCCATCCTGCATGGTTATAGTTGCATCAGCGTCTGATGCTAAATCTTCATTACCATAACCAAATGCTTGTCCAATAAGTTCTAGGTTTACATTAGTGGTATCACCCCATGTACCGTAGTTCTCACCGGTTGCCATCTCCTCCAAACGGAGGTTATTTACGTATGTACTAGGCATTTATTTTCTCTTTGCTGTCTTCTTAGCTTGTCTAAACGCCTTGGCGGTAGGTGCGCCCTTTGCACCAGGTTTTCTCATCTTTTCACCTGATCCAGCAGCGATTCTGGCTCTTTTCTTATGAATATTTTCATATAACCCACCTTTAGCCATCTTCTTAACAGCACCCATACCACGACAAGGCATCATTTGCGTTTACCCTTTTTAACAAACTCTTTGCCTACAGCTTGCTTAACCCCGACCTTTTTAGCAAATTTAGGATTGTTAGCCACTGCCTGCATGAACTTCTCTTGCTTCTTAGATTTGGCAGGCATTAACACATTCTCCCTTTGGTCTTGCCTTTCATACAGCAACCATCAGCACGGCTAGAAGCTGACCTACTTTTTGCTTTTGCCTTTTTAACCATGCCACCTTTTTTCATACCTGGTTGTACGGCGCCGGTTACAGGGGCAATTCTAACTTTACCTTCTTCGAGAGCGGTAGGTATTCTTCCGTCTTTAACCATTTGCTGTATAAGCCTACCATCCCCTGTACTACCGCTTTTACTCATACCGAGTAGTTTGGCTACTGGGCCAGACTTATTAATTACACTAGCAATTGGACTTACCGCACTTAGAATCTTTTTGAATCCCATATCAAACCATCCTTCCTTTAGTTTTACCTTTTACACAAATGCCGTCACCACGACGACCTTTTTTAGCTTTTACTGAACCACCTTTAGCCATATGGACTTTTCCACCACAAGCCATTCCTTGTTTATTCTTACCAAGGTCGCTTCTTCCATAATCTGCTTTAGAGGTATCAAATCCAAATCTACCCATAAGTCTAGACTTTTCAGTTCTTGGTTCTGTAACACTACCCATTTCCTGCATCTCAGCTTGGCTACCTGTAGAGCTTCTATACAATCTATCCGCC